GATATGATCATAATTTTTCTTTCTGGATCGTTAAAGAGAGTCCAGAGGACGAAGGCTCCTGTGATCCACGACTTTCCAACGCCACGGAAAGCCTGTATCTGAAGACGCTTAGGTCCATTTTGAAGATAGTCTGCGATTGCATATTGTGCCCTCGTGGGTGATGGTAAATCTAGTTGTGACCATAGTGCTTGTAGGAAGAGTTTAAAGTCGTCCTGTAAAGCTGTTATAGTATCATTCATAAGTTATATTAAAATGCCAAACTAGCTAAAGCTTCCTCAGCTTCTTTTCTACGATCCCATTGTTTAATTTCTGCTACTCCATATTGAGGATCATCTTCAGGTAAATGAGTATTAGCTGGGATATATTTATCTTCTTTAAGAAATCTATAAAAGATCTCTTCGTGTCGTCTTTTATCTCCTTCTGCCATCATCCTTGCTCCAGAACCTATCAACCCGAAACCAAAAGAAGGTGCTACTGATATACCACCTGACGGTATAGCAGCTAAACCAGTACCTAAAGCAGCTGTATCTGCAACATTAGCTATATCAGACCAGTTCGATGTACTAGCCTCCTCATAATATCGTTCAAATGGGGTTTTAGCTTCATATGTTAAATCAGCTAGAACTGGTACACCTGTTAGTAATTCTAATCCTATTTCACCTACTTTAAAAACTTTACCTGCTACACCTGGAATTTTACCTCCTCCTTTTAATACAGGTTTAAGTTTGTTTAATTTACGCATCCTTGCCTGGATCTGAGATAAGGATAAATTTGGATTTTTATTCAACTCTTTCAATAACTTTAGCAAGCCACCTTGTCCTTCATCTATTAAATCCATATCAATTTTATCAATATCTGGAAGCTTCATTCCTTGAGAAAGACGATGAACTATATCATTTATATCAAGGTTAAACCCATCTTTATGACTTATTATTTCTCTATATTTTTTGAGTAACGATGGGTCTTTTATATTTTCTAAATCTACACCTGCAAGTTGTGAAATAAACTTTCTAGCAGTACTTTCTTGCTCATTCAGTGCAGCAACATTTGTCATCATCTTACCAGGATCATAAGCATAGTTTCTTATCTGTTTCACCATGAAGTCAATAGAATCATCGTCTGTAAAAAATTGATTCGGTATAAATTCTTTACCTTCTCCTATAAGACCTGAAGGTCGATCAAAGCCTTCAGCAAACATACCTGTATCAGCTTTATCTGTTATAATATTATAATGTGCAGAAATTGCCTTACCTGAAGAACGCACATTGTCTACTACCTCACTTAATAACTTACCTGCACTATGACCACGCCTAGATAAAGGAAATAAATTATCAAAAACTACACCTGATGTACCGCCTTCATCTCTGAAGCGTTTCATTACTTGTAAGGCTTTTTTTATACCCGTTTTTGAACCTTTTGTAATATCTTGAAACCATTGCATCACATTTTGATGTAAATAGTGATGACCTTCCATTCCACCTACAAATTGAAAGCCTCTTAATGTTTGATCTTCCAATTGTTTAAGTTTAAACGCTAAGGTTCCAGCATCATCATTTATAAACTTTTTAAGATGTGGTAAAAAGAGTAAATCTGGTTGTGCTAGTAAAGCAGCTTTAGCTCTATTAGCATATGTTGAACTAAGTACTTCTTTTTTCCCACGCCACTTAAATTCACTATTTAAACCCTTATCTATCTTTGTAAAGGCTTTGTTAATAAGATTAACATACTCTTCATTCTTCCAAAGTTCTTCATTCATTATCTCCCTTGACCTCCTCCTCTTCCACGATTTGTCTTCCGACTCTCTGCTTTATAGGATCCATCGGATTGCTTAGAAGCATCCTTTTTAGAACCTTTAGGGATACCTAGCGCCGCTCTAGCTTTACCATGATCCCTTTTGTACTTTTTGGAGTGGGCATACTTACCTCCAGGACTATTATCGCGTACATGCTTAGCACGTGATTTAGCGTTTGTCCTATAAGTTTCCGTTGACGACTTTGCCATACATTCTCCGTTTTACAAGTTCAGGGTCTACTTTGGGTAATACATTAGCGAGTTTATCTAAAGGACTACCTTCAAATGCTACCCCACTAATATCATTGATTTTTAACCAGTCACAAGCTGCTTTAAGGTCTTGTGTTGAAGCGGTGCCACTTTTAACCCGTTGTAGGAATTCATTTGTGACAAGGCTGTGTAATTCGTTAAACTGGTCTTCAGTGGCTTTCTTCATTTAACTAAATAGTTTCTCTTTTACAATTTTTAGTGCCTGATCATCAAGCTTGTTATCAGTTCTAGCTACATACGCTTCTAGTAGATCTACTACAAGTTTCTTCACTGAATCTGACTTCAAGAAGGCGAAAAGGATGGGTTTGATGATAAGTAACATAGTTTATTTTTTAGTAGTGGTTTTCTTTTCAGTTTTTTTCTCAGCTGTTTTCTTCTCAGCTGCCTTGATTCTTACTTCTCTTTGATCTGATAATGTACTCATTTTACATTCTTCTTTAGGTTTAGTCCATGGCTTATACCATGGTTTAGGCGGTAACTTACATTTAAGAATTTTAGCTTCCGCTTTTTTCCATGCAGAGATAGGAATGATATCACTACACATATGATAGACACGTGTGCCAGGTAGGATCATAAACCCCTTTGATTGGAGGTTTGCACATTCCTTAGCTCTAACTAATTCATAGTCTAAAGCCATTTTAGCCTCCTGGCGTGCTGCTATAGATTTACATCTCTCAACAATAGAACCGTCTAGGGGAACCATGAAGTTAATCTGTGCTCCCCAGTTCTCAGCTACAGTATAGCTTTGTTGTTCCATATGATCATCGAATGGTGTGGTATGATTCCCCATATAAAAAGGTGAGAAAGTCATAGTTGCACCATTACAACTGATATTAGGACCCATCACTTGTCTGGATGGTGCTCCATTGTTCTGAAATTGTACAGCTTGGTTTGTAACGTTACCAGTAGCAGCAGCAACTGGATTTGAGGTGTTATTGGTTTCTCCTTCATCCGCACGAACTGGTGCTATTGAGAGAAGACTGATAAGGATGTAGTAGTAGCAGAAGTTTCGATAGTTCTTTCGATTTCTGTTACTTCTAGTACCTGACTTGCGGCTCTTGTTACGATCTCTAGTGAGAAATCTGAACCAGCTGTTGTCATGTTGAATACCGAATCTGAATCGGCGATACCGCCTGACGAGGTAGAGGTATGGGTTATATTGTCCCCACTCCACTTGTTTAAGGCTGACCCATAAGTGGTCGTCGTTATTTCTTCTGTTATTTCTTGAGTTGTAGTGGTGGTTGAATTCATTGATCCCTGGGTGAACTGGGGAGTCACTAATTCTGCTCTTGCTACCGAGGGTGAAAACAGTAGGAAGAGTAAAAGCCATTTTCTCATTCTTCCTTTTTCTTTGCCATAGGACAGTTTACTACACCACCTTTATCTTTAGAATTACCAGTAGACAAGCCAAAAGTGGCTAATGCACCAGTAAACACCGAAGCCACGAACGTGATATCTGAGTTACCAGCTTTCTTAATCATAGGCAGTTCTACGTAATTCATTGTTATGATAAAACCAGACCAAACAACTACGCCAAGTCTGACGAATGTTCCTAGAATCTGGATTTGGTGTTCTTGATCCTCAGCAGCGTCTTTCAGCTTTCCGAGGATTCCTTTTTTTTCTTCCGGTTTTCCTTCCATTTGTTGACCTTAGCTTGTAATTGCTTTTGGACTTTCTTTTTAATTGGTTCAAATAAGGTTTGTGTAACAGAGGTGGTTGCCACTGCCACTACTGCTGTTGTTACAGCTGTTATCACTACTGCTGTTTCCGGTATAGGCATTTGTATATCTAATACCGGAATCGTTAGTTTAGGTGGTTCAGGCTGCTCTTCATTTGTCTCTGTTTTAACGTCTTCAGGGGCTTCTAAATCAGCTGGAGGTACAATCATAGGTTTATATGATGGAACACGCGCTGTAGGCGGTCTGAAGTACATATGAGGGACATCTAAAGCTTTAGGTAGATTAGGTATTGGAAGGTGGATGGGATCCATTATCTAGCAGGTGCATATGGATCTTCTGGCCAAAGTGTTATACCAGCAGTACGTTTACCATCACTATCATAAGTCCCATCTATTAGTTTTTGTAATGCAGCTACATCTGCACAATTTGTGATTTCTGTTTCACGTGTAGCACAGGTAGTTCTAATAGCATCTCTATAAGTTGCAACTTTAGAATCTATTGCTGTATCTTTTTCAGCTTTACGTGTGACTTGCCAATCATATTTAGATAAGAATGAATTGGCTGCCTCTTTTTGTTGATTAATGTATATAGTCTTCAAACCATAATTAATGATTTGATTTCCATCTGAATCTTTTGCATCATTCCCATCTTTATCTTTTGCGTTAGAATCAGTTAAAGATTTAGGTGTACTGGCATCAATATAAAATCTATCATCATACCAAGCTGGATCATCTTCTTCAGTAATACCTATTGCTTTTTTCTCATCCAATGTGGTTAATCGTAACCAATTTGCTGGATATTGTACACCATTTGATGTAAAAGCGACATCAGTTGGTAATGTTTTTCCGTCTAATTTAAATGCCATATCAATAAGCTTTAGAATATTTAAAAGGTGTTTTAGCAAATGCCATCCAGATAAGAGTGTCACCACTCCCGTTGAATTGAGCATAAGAAGACCTAACTTTAAACCCATTGGCTAAGAAGTCTATTTGAGGGTCTGAACCTGTATTTGTATACTCAGCAGAATCACTATCTGGATAAACAGTTTTGGTGGTAGGGTTATAAGTATTTCTTTTATTATCAAATATATGCCATGGACCTGTATCTGAACTACGCTTGTGTAGGAGAAATGCGGGTTCAAAACCACACCATACGAATGGTCCGTCGGTTGATCCATTCCCAGTCCATGTTCCGATTTTACTGAAACCTTCTACTTCGCTGAATACATAAGCTATATGGTTTTTAGTATCAGTATTAACTTCCCATCCACCACCATTGACAGTAAACACAGAAGAAGTTGGTGCAGTATCATTCCAAAAAGCCTGAGTATCTACACCTGCACCTGAATCAAGTGTCATCTCTTTTGTAGCTCCGAGACTAGCGTGATAAACGTGCCAACTATATCCAGCAGTATCTCTGTCTTTTATTATATATAGTTGAGGAACAGCATTCAATCCATGTCCAACTGTTGCTCCTGTAGCATTGTTTCCAACATAAGTTACAATAGAAAATCCTGCTGAAGTATTTGCGTTTACTGTTGAACTTATAGAACCATCTGAATTAGATGCTGATGCTGAATCAGATCCTCTCCAATTCCAAGATACATAAGTCTTTGTATTACCATTAACACCTGAATTCGTGCCGAGTGTAAAACCATCTGAATCAAATGATTTAAGCAACTGTGCATCTGTAGCTTCAGCTGCAGTTCCATTAGTAACTAATTCTTTAGTGACTCCTCTTACTGTATCGAATAGAGAGTTGTTATCAGCGTCACTTCTACCTTTAGTCCATACTAAGTCAGGTGAAAAACCAACGCCTGTTATTGCTTGCTCTGCCCCTGTTCCTGTATAAAGAGCTATATTGAAATGTTCACCAGGATTTTTAATTGTTGGTGCAGACATATTAGATGCACATAATGTTTTAAACCCTGTTGGTGCAGTATGAGAGAATGCTTTTTGACCAAAATTTAATTCCCAAGTAGCACTTTGATAACCATAAGCACATGGAAAATATTCACCTGTTGCACCTGTTATAGTCCCCTGACTAGTACCGTTTTTATAAAAAGTTATTTCATCATCATCACTATTAAAAGCAACTCCTATAACATCATCTGTTGTCCATGTACTACCATAAGCACTTAATCCAGATGCGGAGCCAGGACCTATACATTTCTGACCAGTTGATAAATAACTAATAGCACCATCTACATAATTATAGTCTCCACCATAAGGCATTTGACTCCCAGTAGTTTTATCTATAGGTAGAAGACCAACACCAGATCCACCACCAACAGCAACACTTGTTAATTCATAATACCATTTACCACTTGACATGGCAAACGTACCAAAGGTTCCTAAATTATTACTATTTCCAGTATCACCTATACCTTGTAATGCACCCTCCTTAACACTTGTGGCATTTGCGTTAATAGGATCAAGAACACACCAATTATTAGTTGGAGTATCTTCTACAGAATCATTTCCTACACCTGCTGCTACTGAAAAATTATGAGGAGTCCAATCATTATTATTACCAGAACGATCCTTTCCTAATGTTGCTGCGGTAGTATCTGAATTGTCGGAAAAGTTTAAATAGAATCCATTGTCACCATAAGTTCCATCGTATTTTTTAGGAACCCAAGCTCCTGTTATACTATTAGTTTCAGCAAAATCACCAGGTTCTAATTGTTGACCATCAATAAAATAACTCTCTGTCATATAACCACCAAAGCGTGTTGAACTTGATGTTCCTCCTGGTGCAGCATAACGTCCTATAGAGTGTCGTTGTTGTTTATTCCAACCTAATTGATAATTTTGTGATGGTTGAGTATTTGTACTAAAACTAGTTTCTTGAACACCATTAACATATATTTTTACTCTATTAGCTGCTGTTGCTTGTGTTGTATCTGTTGCGACTACTAAATGATACCAGGCTGATGGATCTCTAAATACACGAGCCGTAACCAAATCCATTTGAGTTGCACCTGAGTCATACATTCTCAGTTTGTCACTACTTACAATATACATTACACTTTCATTAGAACCATCACCACCTACATCTGGTGCGAATAAATGATTGGTTCCACTATTTGTGCTTCCAAATTGAGATCTCTTAAACCAAGTGGAATATGTCCATTTTTGACGATCCCCATCATGATCAAAATCTCTATCTAAACCACCTCCATTACCAGAAGTGTTTGAACCAGAGACACTAGCAAATCTAAGAGATCTTTCTATTTCATAGTCTCCAGCTGCGCTAGAACCGGTCCTTGCTGTATTATCAAACATATCATTTCACATCTAAACTTGCTACACAATGTATAGTATCTGCTGCGGTGACAACATAATCTATACGGTCAACTGCATTTGCTGCAGATGACAATGTAGGTGCAGTGCCTCCAACCCATTTATACTGAGAAGTTGCTCCTGAAGTTCCCCATGCAGCAGTTCTCGAACCAGTGCCATCTTGAGTAATTGTTATCGTCCCGCTCTGCCCGATGTTTTCAGTGTCTGCTGGGTTATTAAAAGTAGCATTATGAGCTAGTGTTACTTTAAAATGGTTAGCATTACCGAAATTTGGTGTAATAGTACTAGCTGATGTAAGGGTCTCTACATTAGCTGAACTACATCCTGTTAATGCTGCCTTAGTTCCAGATAGTCCTATAATCGCAGCTGATCCGCTCGAATGAGTCAGACTGTTTGTTTTTAATGTTGACATAAATTAATCTCCGTTTTTAATTTACTCATAATCATAACTCCCACGTAAGATTCATTGAACCCCCGTCAAAAGTATCATCACCAGTGAAAGTTACTTTTAAGCGATCTACTGCTGTACTAACACTATTTAATACACCACCTCCCCATCTTTGTGATTGATCCCTTTCAGTACCGTTATGTCTTTGAACCCATGAAGTGCCAGTACTTGTGTTATTGAGTTTCATGAAGGTCATCATCATTGAAAACTGATGCGCTGCTCCTCCATTGAAAAAGACAAAAGAATCTGTTCTACCGTTTTCACTATAACCAACACCTTCAGCTTGATATCCACTAGTAGACTTATAATTTGAAGTGTAATAACCACCTGAATGACCAAGTTGAATCTTGAAATCTTCAGTAGATGATCCGCTTACATCTGCCCAAATCAAGGTTAATCTAGTAGCAGTTGATGGTATACCTGTAAATTCAACCGATGTTCCACTAGTTGTAGCTACGGCTGTGCCTTTATAAACAATCTGACCTGAATCATTAGTTGGTGTATCAAAGCTCAGTGTACCGCTACCATTTGTTTTTAAATATTGACCATCACTACCTGCAGTTGCAAGATTAATACTTGCTGTAGGTAAGGTGATTGTTGGTGTACCTGCTGCAGCTGTAACAGTAATTTCTGCTTCTCCAGAAGTACTACCTTTTAGTTTTAATGTACTCATAATTTTATACGATTGTCCAGTAATCTCCAGAAGCTATTGTAACCGTGACACCACTATTTATTGCTATCGGACCTGCACTTAGTGCATTACAAGCAGCACCAAATGAAGTACCAATTTCATAGTTAGCAGCTACAGTCTGACCGTTTTCCCAAAATATTTTATCAGAGGAACCACCTGTAGCACCAGCTGATACTGATTGCCATGAGCAAGTACCATCACCATCTTCTCTAAGATATTTAGTACCTCCACTCTCACCCGTAGATAAGATAGCAGTACCTTCTGGTGTAGTGCTAACTGTAGCCCATAATAAACCACCAGTTCCACCTGATTGTTTCTGTAGGAATTGACCATTAGAACCATCATTATCTATATAGAGATTATCCTCATCAACTGATTGAGAAGACATATGTTCTAAATCAACTGCACCTGTAGCTATATGTTCAGATTCAACTGCATCATCTTGGATGTTAGTTCCATCTATACAATCGTTTGCTAAATGATCATGATCAATAGATGCGTCTACATATTGATCACTATCCACAGAGTTTGCAGACATATGTTCTAGATCTACAGCACCTGCAGCTATATGCTCGGATTCAACTGCATCATCTTTAATATTATCACCCTCAATGGCATCATTTTCTAACATAGCATGAGTAACTGATCCTGCTACTATGTTATTTAAATCTTGCCTTAATAGTGGTCTACCACCAGCCGTTGATCCATCATGTACAACTAAAGTATCCTTTGTTGTATCTACAGTACACTCACCTTCGGCTCCGGTAAAGCTACTGTGCTGCGTGGTTGTACCACGTCTTAGTTTTAATAATTTAGCCATTAAGCTACGCTCCCGAAGTCAAGTGAAAGATTATCTCCTGCAGCTCCATCGATTGTTGTTGCTGACATTAATCCTGTTATAGATGCACCAGTTGAAGTAGTTGCGAATTTTACAGCATTTGCATAGTATATATCAGTTGATGCATTAGAATTACATTTAATATTAAATTCACCAGCTTGGTTTCTAATCCATGTACCACCAGATGCTGCTATTTTAACTGTTCCACCACTAAATGCTGATATTGATAAACCAGATCCACCATTAGATAATGAAGCATTCTGTCCACCAGATGAATCATTCAATTTTATAGAAACATTCTCTGAGAAATTAAGGGAATTATCTGATTCATCCCATAATATATCCTTACCAGCATTAGTACCATTATCAAAACTTACATCACCAGCAACAGTAAGACCAGTTAAAGTACCAACTGAAGTGATGTTAGTTTGAGCAGCTCCAGTAACAGTTGCAGCTGTACCTGATGCATTACCAGTTACATTACCAGTTACATCACCAGTTACATCACCAGTTACATCACCAGTTACATTACCAGTTACATTACCAGTTAAATTTCCTGTAACAGAAGTAGTTGTCAAAACTCCTGTACTAGGATTATAAGTCAATCCTGTATCTACTTCCGCACCTTGGTTTCCACTTGTTCCATCTACAAATACTGGGTAAACAGTCTCATCTGTAGAGTTGTTTTCTGTAGTTGTGAAGGTACTAGTATTGTCAGCAGTACCACCAGTACTACCAATCTCTACAACTGAACCTCCAGTTGTCTTGGTAAATACACCACCATCTTGGGTGTTAATAGCTAATTCACCTACAGTAAGGTCACTAGCTGAAGGATCAGCTGTTTTTCTTTTATGTAGTATTGTAGCCATTTACCATGTCCCACCATCAATTGAACCTACAGTTAGTAAACCAGAAGAAGGGTTATATGATAATCCTGTATCAGTTTCAATTCCTCGACCGCCTGTAGCAGTATCTACAAATGTTAAATATACAGTTTCATCTGTTGAGTTATTAGCTGTACATGTCACATTAGTTGCAGTAGTTGCGGTTGTAGCTGTAGTAGCTGTAGCAGCATTACCAGAAGTATCTTGATTACCAGAAGAATTTACACCAGGTAAGTTGATATTAGCTGTGCCATCGAATGAGACACCTCCAATAGTACGGGCGTTTGCTAAAGCAGTAGCAGTTGCAGAATTACCTGTACAGGATCCTGAAGAACCAGTAGCATTACCTTGCACGTTACCAGTAACAGAACCTTCTAGGTTAGCTAAAAGTGTACCTGTAGTAACTGTTAGGTTACCAGTTGAACTAGCTGTACCTGTTGTTGTACCTACTAAGAATTTATCTTCTGATTCGTCCCAACCAATAAATGCATTATCACCAGTTGAGCCTCTTTCAATTAATAAACCGCAGTCATTAGCATTAGTACTAGCACCACTGTTTAATTCAAGTAGGTTATCTTCAAGTGTTGTGTTTGCAGTGGCTACTGTAGTTGTAGTACCATTAACAGTTAAGTTACCAGTAACAACTACGTTATCACTGAATGTTTTAGTACCAGCTACTGTTTGTGCAGTTGTCAGGTCACAGAATGCACCTGATCCACCGACTTTAATTACAGAAGCAGCATTACTTCCACTTGTTCCTTCACCATAATACAGTATATCATTACCTTCAGTAAAAGCTAATTCTGCATTAGCTAGATCTGAGCTACTTGGTGCTGTTGAACCAGTCGATCTTTTGATTCGTATCTGAGCCATGTCTTAAAAGGATCCTCCATCCACTATAGTTGACGTTGTTATTGTTGAATCTGCTTTAAATTTAGAAGCAGAATTATTATAATAAATTAATGAACCATCTGTTTTAGCAGATTGATCTAACCAAGCTAACGAATCAACGTAAGCTTTTACTGATTGCTGACTAGGTGCTTGTGTAGCACTATTAGTCGCCATATTATCTTCATCTAATAAAGCACCACTTGTTGTCGATTTAAAGCTAGTACCATCATAGAATTTTAATACATTATTAGCAGTATCATACCACAAATCACCTTCGGATGGAGAACTAGGTGCACTAGCGGCTATCTTATATTCTTCTGCATATCTATTTATATCATTAATAGATTCAGCTACTGTATTAATACTACCAGATGTTCCTTGAGAAACACTATCTGTAACAAAACCTAAGTCATCAGTATAGGTAACATTACCTGCTACAATTGCTATATTAGATAATTGAGCATCTGTTGGTACAGTTTTTATCCATGCACCATCATCATATACTTTAAATAAGTTCTGACTAGTGTTAAAGAATAAGTCACCTTGATCATTATCTGATGTAGGATCATTAGCACCAAATCTATATCTCTCATTAAAGCTATTTACACTATCACTTAAAGCTATAAGATCAGCTTCCTTACCTATAGTTCTATGATAAGTATAAGTATTTAATGTAGATGTAGTTTGGACTAATACACCCATACCAGCTTCTAAGGTTTTACCATATAAACTAGCAGGGAATCCTGTAATTGTTACTGTTGAACCGCCTAAAGTACGACCTGTAGTAGTTGTACCAGACCCATTAATTACAAGTCCTTGAGCATCTGCTATAGATACTACTGTACCTGCATCATCATCAGGATCAGGGTTAGCATTAGGAAACTTTTGATCATCTGCTATAGCTACAAAACCACCTAAAGCATTTAATAGATTTATAACCCATGCATTAATAGCTGAACTAGTTGGTATATCGTTAGTATTAGCAGGTGTAAGTGTACCTGTAATACTCTTACCATCTAATTGGTTTAACTCAGTTGTTGTACTTGTTAAGCTTGTAGCTAAACTAGATAAGATAGCATCACTAATTTTACCATGAGCTATTGAATTATCAGCTAGTTTTGTACCACTTATAGCAGCACTATCACTAACATCAGCATTAACAATAGTTCCGTCAATAATATTAGAACTGGCTATTGCGTCTGGACCTATATCTTCTGCTTGTATTATTCTTTCTTGTTCTTCTTGTAATGCAAATAGAGAATGTTCATAAATTTTATTTAAGTCATTTGCTCTAATTGATGATCCAGGTTGGAATGTAACTCGTTTATCGGATGGAGTAGCTACACTTGTTTCCCTGAATACTCTTACAGTTACTCCTGTTTTAGGAGCACCTGTTGTCTCTTGTACTGTACTATCAATATTTGTATTATTGAAAGTAATTCTTGTTGGATTGCTTGTACTATTAACTGTGTATTTAGTTGTTGCCTGGGTCTTGCCGTTAAGCATGACCCTGACGTCTGCATCTTTAATTGTCTCGAATGTATAACCAAACCATAGGTGACTCCCATTAGGAGTGTTGGTATGATTATCATTATATGTTGTTGCCATTTTTTAATTTGTCAATAGTCATGGCGGGTGGTTATTTGAACATTTCTAAAAGTTCTAATTCAGGCACATTCTCTTCTTGATATAAAGTTTCTAAATCACCTGATTCTGTATTTAATTTTCTATTTAATATTCTAAATTCACGTGTTTGTATTTCAGCGTACATTAATTGTTCAGCTTCATTACCATCTTGCAAGGATTCTTCAGCGAATCTTTTAGCATTATTATATGCAACTGTTATCTGTTTAAAGACTTGTGCATATTTTTTAATATCTAAAACTTCCGATGATATATTACCACTTCTAGCAGCTCTGAGTATATTTCTAAATCCTTTATAAGTAACACCACTAGGGTCAGTATAAGTTAAATTTTCAGCTCTTTGTTTAATTCTTAAAAGTTCTTCTTTATAATGACCTTGTTTACCCATAATACTATTAATAGCTTGTCTTTCGTGTGGTTCTAATAAAGCACCTCTATTACTTAAATTCATAGAAGGTGAATTAGGATATTCAATATCTATTAACCATTGATTAACAGGGCTTGGACGATTATTAATTTTAACAACATTTTTAGAAACTCTTTGCCACCAACTTAAATTATTTACTGGTTGACCGTCTACTGGATCTACTATAGAAGGTAATCTACGAGAAGGATCAAACTTATCTAACCATGCATTTTTATTTCTTAATGCATCATCTAATTGATTCCTTACATCACGTAAATCAGGATACATCATCTTACCAGCCCATTGTCTAGCAGAACCCATTGGTAATAAATTATTAAATAAATTACTTTGCCATCTGATAGCTGCAGCTCCGTTACCTTGCATTACATCAAATAAAGGTTCTAATTGTGTTAGTACCTGTTTATCAGTAAAATTAGCAGCTCCTATAACCCAGAGTCTTTGAGCAAATTCTTCAAATTGACCTGTTGTTAATGTATCAGCATTATCAGCAAGATCAACTGCGAGAGATAACCAATCACCTACTGGACCCATCCATTCATAACTAGCAACTTGATTAGTACCAGGTACTTTACAAGACTTCTTTTTCCAACCTTTTGTAAGGCGAGATTTTTGAATGGCTTTATTAACATGACCTGTACCAGTACATCTATCATTAATACCTGCCATAAATGCACCTGTTAATAAGAACCCACTTAAAGCAGCTTTACCTTTAACTTCATGCCGTAAATTCTGGAAAGTTTCTTTATAAAACTCATCTACAGGTAATCCTTTTCTAGTTAGAATTTCAATGATTTCTTCATCTTCAAATTGTTTAGCAGATTTTTGTCCAAATTGACCAAATAATTCTCTCCAATCACTAGAAAATTGACCTGCTGGAGACCATTTTGCAAAGGTATCCATTACATTTGCAGTAGTTCTAGGGAACCAAACGATTGATCTCATTATTGGATACTGTCTGATAAGATTATTCATCGTATCAACTAGAGGAGAATCAGCATTAAGTGCTATTTCTTTTGCACTAGCATCTATTCTTAGATCACTGATCATTCCTCTACTATCAAACATTCCCTCATATATTTCATTCCAAGCTTCCTTAAAGGCTTCCTCAGTTAAATCTGTACCTTCTTTAGTAGCTTTCCATAGTGCTCTATACTTAGCTTCAGATGTTCCTAAAATAGATTTAGAGAAACCATCAAAACCTGTCATAGTATTTGATCCCCATCTTAAGAAAGGATCAGCAGCCATCTCTTCTAAGTCATCAAAGATTCTTAATAAAGCACCAGCACCATGTTCACCATTAGCTGAAGCTGCCTCTGCATAAGCTCTTAAAGCTCCTAATTCTCTAGTTTCTTTTAATGCAATATCACTACGCATTGAATAACTTATCTCTTTTGGATTATTAACAGCCTTTCTATATACTAATCGCATATGATCAAAAGCTTTTTGTATAGTATCATCTAAAGAATACCAAGCTGTTATAGCTCGTTTAGCTGCACCAAAATCACCCGATAAAACAGCACCCCAAATTTGAGCTTGTGATTTACCGAATAAACCTGTTAAGTTACCAACTCCAGCTGCAATAGGTGTTGTAGGAGCTGAAAGCATAGAGTTAAATATATTAGACATCAATGCTTTATTTATAATAGAAGGTACTTTAGGATTACCATCTTTAATAAGCTTATGCCAAGTGCCTAGATTCTCTTGAGCCCATCTATGAAGTTTCCATAGTTTATCTACATCACCATCAGCTAATTCACTTGCCATTAATAATGGTTTTAAGAATTCAGGATTGTCTCTTGAAACTATTTTAATAGTATTTGACCAGTCTTTAGCTTCTGGTATAATATCTAATAAAGCACTTTTATTATTATCTACAAGAATTTTACTAGCTTGATCTATAATTTCTTTATCACCACTTTTAACTGCTTTTTTCCAGGCATTCATATTTTGCAGCATAAAGTTAGCTTCGAAATTAGCTAAACCTTTTTCTACCATTAATACCTCTAGACGATCAGCCATAAGTTCAACAGTACGTTGAAGCACTGCCTGATTATCTTCCATCAATGATGCACCAGTTGCTATATCAGATATCTGACCAGCTTCAGAAGTGACTAAATAAGCTCTAGCTTTATGTACATCTAAATCAACCAGTTGTGATTTAAGATCAGATAATGCTTTAGTAATACCTTTCTTACCTACAATTCTAGCAATAGATCCATCTACTGATTCTTTAAATTCTCTAAGAATTCCTAAGATATCATCTGTATCAACTCTAGGATTTAATAATGTAGCTGCTAAATGATCTCCTGCGTCCTTGATCATTTTTTCTGTAATGATCTGACCTGAGTTTGTTTTATATTTAAACGAACCACCTTCTTTTAATTTAGCTGTAGCTTCTGATACTAAAGTACGGTTTATTAAATTATCATATTTAATACCATTCTTTCTACCAGCTTCTGTTATAATTCTAGTAATTCTACCATGAGAACTTTCGAAGTTATTAGCTATTTCTGCTGCATTAACTTGTGCTCTAGGTAAAGGATTAGCTTCAGTAACAGGTAATACTAAATTTTCAGTATCATCAAAAACATCATGTAAACCAACAGTAGGTTTATTAGGTAATTCATCTAAGTCTTGATAGTACTTACCTAACTCTTGTAAAGCTTCTTGCTTTTCATGAGTTCTTTTTAATACTGCATTCTCTATTGGTTGATCAGAAAATTTAATCTCAGCACTTGCTTCACTAGCTGATTCATTTAAAGCTTTAGCACTCGTACCATCAGTAGGTATAAACCGAGCTGTACGTTTCAGACTTTGACCATGCTTTCCTATATAAGCAGCACCTTCTATAATACCAGCAAAGATATTAAAGATACCACCTTCTGCTACATTAGCAAAACGTATTTGATCAGCAGTTTTATCTGGACCAGTTAACATATAATCAGGTATATATACCTTAGTTGATGGCCACATCTTTGATATTGCTGTAAGAGCAGTATCATTCTCTTGGTTCTGTTCAGCTACATAATCAACTAAACCACCAGTACCAAAGTCAATACCAACTTTTGAAAAGTTAGCAAACCCTCTGTTATTACCTAATCGTTGTAACCAAGGTGCAGCTGTTTTAGACATATGAGCTTTACTACCTGCATTTAATGCCATAGCTCTTAAACCTAAAGAAGGTATAACTATGCCTGATATATTACGAATAGCTTGAGCAGCTTTATCTTCATATGCTGGTAGTTTAGGTATATCCCATTTACCACCATCAGCTGAAGCAAAGTTAACAAGATCAATTATTGTATCAGCAACCCCTACTATAGGAGCAAGACCTTGCCATGATCTTTCAAAAGTATCGTGGAAGAAACCACCTACACCTGGTCTTGGTTTTGTTAGACCAAAATGTCCTGGTATAACTTCACCAGGTTCAATAGCATCGAATTGTTCTTTGGTGAGTTTTCCTTGAGGCTCTGGTGCTTCCGTGGGAACATCAGGCTCTTCTGTTTGTATTGGTTCCTCAACCTTATACTTAGCATCAAGTTCGGCTAAACGAGCCTCCATATCTTGTAAGGATTGAGGTTGAGTTTGATTTTCTTCTTCCATAAGTTATTTATTCTTTAGGGCTTTAAGAGCTTCTATTGCCGTTCGTAATCTTTTTTGTTCTAACTTCTCTTGTTTAACAGTTTCAGCCTCAGACTCAGTAGCTATAATATTAGGGTCAATTTTACCTGATTCAAAAGTATCACCTACTTCAAGTGGTAAACCTTCAGGTACAACTGTAGCTCTTCTTTGACCTTCAAATGCAAGAGATATTCTTTGTAATTGTGGTAAAGATAAATTCTCAATACCTTGTCGTTTTATTAGAGCAAGAGCATCTAAATCTGTGATTCCTTTATAAACTTCAGCTTCTAAATCTAAAAATTTAATATCATCTATATTAAACCTTGCAATATCTTCTGCTAATTCTGGATTTGCTAAACCTTTTGTCTCTGGATCTACTTCTGCAGCTGCCTTTTGAAGTGCTTGAACTTGTGCTTCAAATAATGTACCATAAGGTATTCCAAGTTTACGAGCTTTATACTTTAACTCAGCTGAATAAAATCCATTTTCAATCATACCTCGAATATCTTCTTTTGATATAACTGATTCAGGTTGAGATATTAACTTTTCTACAAACTTAGAATCATTCCAATCTTCAACTAAACTATAAGATTTATTCATGTCACCATCCCATTCCTGTTTAGTTGTATCATTAAGACCTCTTTGAGCGTTGAAAGAATCTAATTCTCTTTGCTTAACCCAAGCTGTATAATTTTTAAAAGGATTATCTCTTTTAGTACTTCTAGCATACCTACCTTTATTTTTATTACTAGGTTTTAAATTACCACCACCTGCTTCCCATTCCTCTTGTAATTTTTGTTTTATAAATCCTTTTAAACCGTCTCCTGTTAAACCTTGTTTGACACCTAAAGCAAGTAATTCTTTAGAAAGATTCTCAAAATCATCATAGATATATTGAGCATTACCTTTTAACTGTCCAGTCGTTGGATTCAGTAAAGTTTTACCATCTCCTTGGATTAAAGCTTTTATATCATTGTCCATGATTGAGCTGAACTTCTCCTTACCACCAAAGGATTTCAATGCATTATCTGTATTTGTTTTCAGCTCTATCAATTCATTTCTTAATTTAACACTTGTTATTTTTTCGATGTCTGCCATCTTTGTATTTATCATTCCTTTCTCTATTTCTACTTCCCATTCTTGTCTTTGTTCGTGATAACTTTGGGGTGAGTGATCCTCTTTTTGTATAGTCTCTAATTTATCAGCTGACGTCTTATCACCTTTACTTCTTAGATAATCTATAGTTTTCTGTAATGTCACTTCATTATTACCACCTCTATTCTCAGGATTAGAATATTTAATTTGAGCTTTATTAAATGTAGCTGAAAGTTGAGCCTTTTGCTGTTCTGATGCTATTCGTTCTAGTAAAGCTGTACCAGAATCAGATGCATCTACAATTCTATCCCACTGATCTTCAGTAAATATAGATTGTAAATTATTATTTCCTTTAGAAGTACCACCATATGCTTTAAATACTTCAGAGTTTTGATTAGCAAGAATTCTGTCAGTTGTTGTGAAACCACCATCATAACCTAAGTTAATTAATTTTTGAGCTTCAATTTCTCTAGCAATATTTGTTATATATGATTTTTTATCCTTTGCATCTTTGAATTCAACTCTATAGTCTATATTTGGAACTGGTATACCATTTACTTCTATACCATCTCCTACTTGTTTAATACCATTCCCATTAAGTGCAGCTTCGGTTTCAACGATACTATCGGTAAAGCCGTTATATAACATGGTTTGAAGACCATACGCATCACCATTAGAAGACAGAGCTTTAATTGTTTCTATATTCTCTTTATTATTTTGATTATAAACAAGTTCTTTAATAGCATGTCTAGCTGTTTTCTCAGTACTATCTAACCAGTTATGAAGGTTAGAACCTGCAGCTTGAAATAGTAGTTTACCATCTAACAGTTCTGGTCCGAACTGCTCCATAGCCCACTCATATTTAAACCGTTTTTGTGCTTCTAAATCTGTACCTAACCGTCTGAAGTCTTTTTGAAGTTGGTTTTCACTACCATCTTCAGGTTTAAAATTTATTGCCTTTTCAAAAAGAGCTGGTAATTCAGCAGACCGTTTAGTAGCAAATATTTTTTTAGCATAGTATAACTGTTTACCAGATAAACTTTCTATATATTTAGCAGCGTCTGCATTTTTTTCTCTTATTGCTTGGATTACTGGTTTTAAACTCTTACCGTCAGCATCTAATGCATTTTCACCAAGTCTAAGGTTTACAAAATCCTCATGAGTAAGATTGGAACTAGTTATATGTTGTCTAACTTTTTGTTCTATTTCCTGTTTTTTAGCAGCTGAAGGTGTTGTAGCTCTTTTAACAGCTCCGACAGTCTGTGCAATCTGCTCTATCATTTTAACAGGATCTTCTGCTCTTGCCTTAGCTTCTAACTGTTTATCACGTTCTCTAAGTTGATTATGGTATCGTTCTAATTGAGCATCTTGACGTTTATAACGTTCAGCCAATGTAGTAGTATAATCAATCGGTGATAATAATGGATTGTATTTTGTCATAATTTAATCTCCTTATGTTGGGATCCAATTTAGACCGCCAGATCCAAATGTTGTAGCAACAGAACTTCCAATTTTCAATGCATCCATAAATGATGCAGCAGCTACATTCTGCATAACAGGTGGTGGTGGTGCAAAGTCAGGCATCTTAACAAATGCTTGTTCAGCCCACATTTGTTTCTGTTGAGCAGCAGCTTGTCCTGCAGCTGTTTGTCCTTGTTTTCTTAAAGCTTTAGCATCGTTGGTTAATTTACGAGCACGATTCGCGCTTTCAGTTAAGTACTCTGCTAAATCTAAGGATTGAATTCTTTGGGCTGATTTACCTGTAACTCCACTAGCAGCTAAATTAGCTCCAGTACTGTTTTTTAAAAACTCTTTCCAACTATCTTGATCAGCTCTTATGGCTTCATCAACTAATTCTCCATGCTTATCTTGGATATCAGCATAGACATTTGCTAGTCCTAAATTACTAGCATTAATTCCTTGTTCGTATTGAATACGTTCAACTCCAGTAAGGCTGAGTTGTTGCATCCACTCGCCTTCTCTTTTTTGAAGTTGATATTTATAATTACGCCTAGCAGTCTCATTAGCTGCTCTGGCTTGGGCTCCTAAACACACGGCAAAACTCTATAAATGTTAATTGGTTAGGTCCATGTTTTAATTCCCTCAAAAATTTGAACCCGAGGAATTTCAGTAGTTTCAAATGGACGATATTTCGTTTATCAACGATGTTCCATAGTAACTTCTCTTGTCTACTGTCTACATAACGCTTAGCTTCTCTAGCAAACGTTACTGGATATTTAAGTATAGCTGGGGTACAGAGCATCCAGATTTGCCCTTCACCATGTACACCTGCTATACCTGCTAGTTCGCCATTAGGCACTCGGAAATACACCGAGTCGCCCATGTCGTAAGTCAAAGGTAGTATTACGGTAGGATCATGTCCATGACCCTCTTCGACCTCTCTGTGGTCTTCTGGGAGGAGGTTAGAGGCAACCTCAAAAGCTGCCTCTTTAGTTAGTGGGTGAATGTATTTAGACACTTCTATAGTATTTAGTGGTGTAATCACCTTCCCATGTCATTGAATATAACGTGGCAGGTGCTGGGTGTTTGGAAGATACTTCTAGAGTTACATTTTTATTTTTATCATATATTGGTACGACTTGTTCTTTTTCAAAATGTATTCCTACATGGTTAGCATTATAAGAATCAGCTAATGGTGCTTCCCAAGTTTCAGAATAATCATCTTTACCTAATCTCTTTAGAGTTGTTTTATATAATCCTGCAGCACCAAAGTTAATCTTAGCTCTATGTAAAATTAAATTACCTTGTATATCAGCTGTAGTACGTTCACCAGCACTTTGAGTGGGATAGATAGTTGGAAACTCTATTTTCATATCAAAGAGATATCCTACAATAAGATCATGACCAGTCCAGTCACCATCCCATTCTATATTATAATTTCCAGGGTTACCGACAACACTAGCTAAAGCATACTTACCTACGTTATCCCCAGTAGAATGGCAATAGACAACAAGTTGACCTGTAGTACTATTGAATCCATCAGGTTTAGTAAAACCAGTTCTACCTGAGCTTGATGAGTAACCTAATTTAGATGCTTCTATAACTTTGCTGTTATCTAAATGTACTCTATATAATCTATCATCTGTTGTATCAGATTCAGTGTCTCTATCATCTGTAACTGTAAGCGTACTTACATCTATCTTAATAGGTACACGTTGCATAGTATCTTTACCGTCATCTCTGATGATAAGATATAAAGAATCATCTAATACTGCATGATGTTGAATAGCACCACTGAATTCCCATTTAAACCATGCCTGTTGTAAACGTTTTTCACTTGAAGCAAAGTAACTGAATCCATATAAAATGCCTTTATTTTTTTCGCTGAAAAATATAAGGGAGTTCTCTCTAGAGTTAGAGATTTTATTTAATCCTTTATCAAATAATTTACTAACAACTTTTGTTTGATCAATAACTTGTGGCTCACCTTCACGTAAAATACCAGCCATTTCCCAGAAGCGAGTATATTTACCTGCGTTATCTAAGAAACCTATTGTAGTACCTAGTGATATAGGTGAGCTTGCAACGTTAAAATTATAAGCTGCTAAGGTATTAAGCTTAGCTGTTTGAGGACTCAAGACATCACTATCAGTAGTTAATAGGAATTGTTTATTTTTAGTAAATAATACTAAGCCTGAATTCGTCGGTATAGCATCATAAATATCAGCAGGATATTCTGAGCTACATGATATATCTATAACGTCTGTAGCTGTGTATGCGATCGAAGATTTTGGCCAAAAATTAAAGAAGTCTCCAGGTTGTGATAACACAACATCTTCCATACTAAGCAATGCTAAACGGTTTCTCCAGAAAACCATCTTATTAATATATCTATTAACTGTTGCATCATCGTCATCTACACCTGCTACGGTTGAGATAAAGCTAGGTTTAGGTACTGTTACATTATTACCTACTAAACAGTCTTCCCAAGTTATTTGGTTTACTATGAAATTACCATCTGCTTGCCTTACTAATTGTATAGGCATAGTTGCAGGATCAAATGATATTCTACGTCCAGGTTCAGGGCATTCTTCCCAAGCTCCTTTACCATCCCTACCATTATGCCCTTCAAACCTTAAGTAATAATCATCTTCATTAGCTTCAGTGTTTGAAATCTTTACAACATACCCATGTTTACATTGAGATGGTAAATCATCTATGTTTTGAATTTCATCACTAACTACATTTAACAATTCATCATCTAATGCAGACACATTAAAATCAATTGAATGTCTTAAATATAAACCATTACCTATAATAGAACATTGAATCTGATCAGTAAGACCGCCTGCCCATGGACCTTGGTCTCCATTAGCTTTAGTTCCAGTAAGCAGAGAGTATTGAATATCACCTAAAACTTGTTCAGATGTAGTAGTAGTTTCTGTATCGAAAGGTGTAGGTTGTGGTCTAATTACACCTAAATTAGCTTGTACTTTAGCAGTACTTACTTCATCTATTTTAATTAAATATAAACCATCTTTCATCCAAACATAGAAGTAATCACCTACTAACCAACCTTTACCACCATATAATAAATCATGTGTAGTAGTATAACGAGCGTAGTATACTATAGAATTACCTGAACCTTGAGGTATAGATTGAGATATATTTGTTATTTGAAAATACAAATCTTTTTTATCACCAACAGTAGTTGTACCTTTAGATATATTAACTGCTGTTTCTGTACCTTCTGTACCTGATGTTAAATAATGATCTGTTACTGTATATACATTAGTATCTGTAGAAACTATTTTATACTGACCATCAGTTGCACTACCACCAAAGTTTAAATCAACATAATCTCCAACCGCATAACCATGTGCAGTATGGTAAATTGTTATTGTAGCAGCGTTTCTGGTGTATGTTTTAGTAACTTTATTAGATGTATTGTAAACTGCTATAGTGTAGTCATGGTAAGCATCTATAGCACCACTAGCTCCTGTTCCACCAACACCTTCATCTGATAATGCTTGACCACTACCTACAGAAAATATTTGTGTTGCAGTATTAGGTGCTAAAGAGTCCCTATTTAAACCTGAATTATCACCACATTTAGTAGCCATAGATTCTCGTGCACCACGAGCTACCATATAACCATTAGTATCACAATAGTTATTACTCGAAGCAACTAAACCTACTGTTATTCTAGTAGCAGTTGTTACATCTGTTTTATCATTAGTATTAAATACATTCAGAGAATACTGTCTAGAATATGCTACTTTTTTAAGTTCAATATAAGCCTCATTAACTTTTACTGGAGAAGTTGTAGCTAACATTGAAGTAGCTTTAGTCCTATTACTTAAATATGTAAAATCATTTAGAGTTAAAGTTTGTATATCTTCATCTACAGTATGCTTTAAATAATTTATTAATGGATCTTGTACTTCAGCTGATGTTTGTTGGTATGCCCATTGAGCTCCACCATCCTGAATAACTGATCCTGTACTAGACGGACCAGTCCCTGAGTCTGCAGAAGTACCAGTTGTCACACACTTATAAACTTTTGCATTAGCTATTACATAAGTACCTACTGTATAGACAGTATCTGTTTTCCAATCTACAGCATAATAAGAAACAATTTTTTCTGAACCATCACTACATTTCCACATCCTTATTTTACCATCATCCGCATGTCCAGATCTACGAATAACTTGTCCTATATATTGTTCGTTTTCATCTCTATAATAATGGAACCATCTACCAGTTGTATATGAATTTAAAGTTCCATCACTTAATGAAGCTACTAATTCAGCTCCTGGTCTTTTCTGTAAACCTAGTGTTACATCAGGTAAGACGTTAACTGCTTCAGTTACTTGACCTGGTAATTTCTTTTGATCAGGTTGTTGTGAGATACCACCAATGTAACTGTTAATTGTTTGTGTAATACTTGACATTAGCGTCTTAGAGATCTATAAGGTTTAAAGGAATCATAACGAGTCTCATGGGGGTGACCTAGGAATGAGTGGTCTCCTTGGTTGCATTCATATTCCATACAAGTAGCTCTTGATTTAGCTTCATCAGCTTGTAGCAATTGAGTTAATTGTGGATTAGATACAAGTTGAGTAGCAGCTCTAACAGCAGCTCTATGTGTTATGTACCTTTGAAATGCGTTGGGTAGATCTTCAAATTTATATAAAGTTACAATGTCTACATAGTAATCACCACTATCCCATGTATCTTTATGCTCTACTAAATCGTATAGACGTCCGTTTCGTACTACTGTATCTCTAAGTTTATCTGTATCACCATCATGTAAATCATATCTTAAAGTATTACTAGGTACTGGTAGGTAATCATTACTGTCTGGGTTTTTCTTTACATGGTATTCTGTATTAAAATGCCAACCTTCATTCTGTACATCTTTATTTACTTCTGTTAATATATTAAATATGAAACTTACTTCTGGGTTTGTGAAACTCAGTGAAGTTATAGGGCTTTGACCGATAGCTCCCAGAATTGAGTTCACTGCGGATAGGTTTGTATCGGTGTCAATTGTCGTGGTTGCCATAGGTATAAATATTTGTGAATAAAAAAAAAGGAGGGCGTGAGAACCCCCCTTATAAATATGATTAACCGAATGCAGCTGGCTTAGTTGTTGTTCCAGCGAACAATTCAACAGCAGCAGCTGGGTTAAGATAGTCTGCGCCCATTGCTAGACGTCCGAGGATAACATCACCTTGGTAGATGACTGATACGTCCCCAGAAGTTGTTTGAACTTGAGGTCCAATAGCTTCAACAACACCTGCAGCTTCTCTTTGGAAGATAAGTCCACATGAGTTTTCAAAGTCTGAAGTACCATTACCGTAGTTATTAACGGTCTTAACTGAGGTATTACCTGCAGTCTCATCAACCATTTCAACTTCAACGAAGTCACCCTTATTACCTGGATCGGTAACACCTGGGTTAGTTCCTGAAGCTGTTCCGAACTTAGTACCGTAGCGTCCGAAGAATGGAATGTTCATTGACTTGTAGATCTTGATGCCTGCAATCTCAACGATTCCTTGTCCTTTCTGACGTGCTGTACCTTGCTCGTCTCTATTTACAAGTCCGTTCTCACCGACCTGTTGGATTAGTTCATAGTATTGGCGTGGGTTTAATACACCTACACGACCTTCAGTAGAAACTCCCTTCTCATCTAATGCAGCAGCTGCATCATAGAAGCCGTTTATGAGGCATTGAGCATCATAAGCAGCTGTACCATCAGTAACTCCACTTCGAGTTAATTGAATCTGAGTTCCACCTGGTTCCTTATAGTTTGTCTTAGTAATAGGTGAAGCTTTTCTTGCAGCTTTGGTTACAGCTTGGAAGATCTTTCTATCATACTTCTCAGCGAGAGCATAACCGATCTTACGAGAAATTTCTCCACGTAGGTCATAGTGGGCAAGTGTCTCATCGAGCTCATAAACGAATGCACTGGAGATGAGTAAGTCATCAACTGTGATCGTCTTCTCAGCTACTGGAGGTGCACTGTCACTATTACCTAGTATTGAATTTCCTGGTGTATGATATTCAGCAGTTGTGCGTCCTGTATAAATGAACTGTAAAGACTTACCGTTCTTTATGGTACGCTTCATAACTAGATCTCTAGCAATTGTGTTATGCTGGAAACCTTTGAACATCTCACCAGAAAATAGCTTAAGGTACAGTGCTCTACGGGAACCTTCTCCTGCTACGTAGGATAGATCACCGTTATTAGCACCTGGACCTGTTAACAGAGCGGTATTAGAACCACTCGTAGTTTGATGTGCCATTTATATGGATTTTAAATAAAGTTTATATAATTTTTCAGCTGATTTGTTGCGCATGTTGTGGTCTATCCCACCGTCTAGACGGCTAATGGTATCCTGCGTACAGGGCAAAAGCCAAAGCGAGATATCGGAATCGAACCGATGACAATAGCTTGGAAGGCTACAGTTTTACCGCTAAACTAATCTCGCTTGCACAATGTGGATGAGCTTTTCTATGATAGTTGACGTGCAGTATCTCTATCATAATGAAGAAGGCTAGGAGTCCGAAGACCCCTAACCATAATTCATTAGCCTGTGAGAGCTTCTTCAAGTGACTGATATTCCTCATCTACACCAGGGGGTTGCTGATCACTAGGGTTAGTATCAGGATGGTCCTCTGGTTTGTTATGATGAGCTTCAGGTTCAGGTGAATAGCTTGTCACCGAAGCTCTTCCTTGAGAAGTTTGGTGTGCCATTAGAATTTATATTTTGCGCCTATCTTAGTACCATAAGCTGTATCAGTATCTTCATCTGTTACGAATGATACTTCACCATATACAGCAAGCTTCTCAGTAGCAGCGATGGATACTCCACCTTTACCAGAGAAATCTGTTGTACTATCTACACCATCAGCAGCTTGAAGTGCAGGACCACCTTGAATATAGTATCCAAGTTGACCTACATCACCTTCATAACCAATGTGAAGATCAGTTTTTCTAGAAGTATAGTCGCTTCCAGTATAAGATGCGTTTGACTCGGCATTTACATAGACGCCAGCCATTGCAGGAGTCGAAGCAAATGAGATTGTAGCTAGGGCTAGTGCAATTGATTTCATTAATTTACTTTTTGTTTTTAGTGTACGTTACACCACGATAGGTAAGAGTCATTGAGAGTCTCCACTATCACAGCCCCGTTCCATGCTGTGAATTCATGCGTCCTAATAAAAGGATGAACGGACGTGGTGTTTATTTTTTCTTCGTGCCCTTTATAGGTGGGCGTCCTTTTTGTGTACCGTAAGTACCTTTGCCTTTAGGCATATTCTTTCTCAGGTAATGCCGCTAAATCTAGCGGGAAATTGTGTGCATTTCTTTCATGCATTACTTCCATACCTAGGTTAGCACGGTTGAGTACGTCTGCCCAGGTAGGGATAACCTTACCACCTGAATCTACTATGGACTGATTGAAGTTAAACCCGTTAAGATTGAACGCCATAGTGGAGACTCCCATACTGGTGAGCC